ACTATCCCGACAGTATGATGGAAGAAGTGTGGGAAGCCCGCGGAAATAAGGTTACGTGGGCTACTCTCGCTGTCAATTATGATACGCACGAGGAAAAACTGCGATCAGCCTTCCGTCGCTGGAAAATTAGAACCAAGCGAGGCATGTGGGCGGGGGTCATCAACCCCGACGTTGCCCCTTACGTCCTCGACCACCCACTACCTGAGGTACACGTTGACCACGAACCGTGGCGCGGCAGGGATCGCATCTACACTCAAGTCATTATGGGAGACATTCATACTCCTTACCAAGACGACAGAGCAATCGCTGTTATGTTGGAGATACTGCAAGACTCACAACCGGACTCTGTGGTCAACCTCGGAGACATGGTGGACTGTTACACATTGTCTTCCTTCCTGCGTGATCCTAACCGGAAGGAGTCTCTCCAAGATGAAATTGACATCGCCCGTGGGATCAATCTCATGGTTCGACAGGCTGTGCCTGATGCGGTCATCGACCAGTTCGAGGGTAATCACGAAGAGCGTTTACGTCGAGCCCTCTGGTCCGCGCAGCAGACACAGCAGGTGGTCTTCCAACTGACCAACGTGGCGCGTGAGTTGACGTGGCCCAAGCTCCTCGACCTTGAAGGCGTCGGCATCAACTGGCACCCGACAGGAACGATCAAGGAGATCGCGCCTAACTTCTACGCACACCATGGCGACTGCGGTGGTGATCCGTTCAGCAAGTTCCAAGTCAGCGGGACGAGCGGTCACATCCACAAGTTCTTGATGCGCACCTCGCGCACCGTCAAGGAGCAGATCGAATGGTTCACTTGCCCCACGCTGGGCACCTTGAATCCTGAGTACGACTGTCACCCACAGTGGCAGCAGGGCTTCTGGTTCATCACCCATGACCTCGAAGCCGGGACACGCTATGCCGAGCCCATCCGAATCCAAGACGGCAGTGCCCTCTTCCACGGTCGCAAGTACACCGCTTGATTGTGTGTGGTGCCTCGACGCACCGCGCTTACCTGCTCACTACCTCTGCAAGACGTGCGAGGCAGTGGCTCAACAAATGAAAAGGAGGGGTGCCTAGTGGGATTTGGTATCTCGAACTCGAAGATACTTGCAGAGTGTGACCGGAAGGCTGCGACGGTGCAGTTCCTCCGGTCCCCTCGCAAGGTGAAGGACACTCGGGGGCACAACCCCGAGAACAAGTACGCCTTCTGGCGCAGCCCCATGCGTGAGGCGCGCCGGGCGGTGGGTTGGATCAGCGGCAGACAGTGGGCCAAGTTTCGCAAGTTCGGACAGAAGGCCTACCGCAAGTACCAAGCACAGGGAGCCGGGGGTGCAATCGATGCGAACCCTACTGATTGACGGAGACCTCTACGCATACGTGGAGAGCATCGCCGTCGAGGAGGTCGTCGGCTGGAAGAACAAGCCGGGCCTCTTCACCCTGCACAGCAACGTCGGCCCCGCCGCGGCTAACTTCCACTCGTTAGTCAAGCGCCTGCAACGGGAGCTTGAGGCTGACAAGGTACTCATCGCACTGTCCGATCCCGACCATCGCAACTGGCGGGTGGACCTGTGGCCTGCGTACAAGGCGCACCGCCGCAAGCTCGGCATGCGTAAGCCCATCTGCTACGGTCCCCTGCTTCAGGAGATCGAAGAGCGGTGGAAGTGCATCCACTTCCCACGTCTCGAAGGTGATGACGTGCTGGGGTGGCTGGCTGGCAACCCAGCGGTCGAGGGTGAGAAGATCATCGTGTCCATCGACAAGGACATGCACACCATCCCCGACGTGAGCATCTACAACACGAGGGACGAGACGCTGACACCTCCGCACTCGGTCGAGACCGCGGACTACCACCACATGTTACAGACGTTGGTGGGTGACACGTCGGACGGCTACCCCGGTTGCCCCGGCGTCGGCAAGGTCAGCGCGCCGAAGCTCCTCGCCAACACCAAGAACATGTGGAGCGCGGTACACGCTGCGTTCCTCAAGAAAGACAAGACCGTAGAAGATGCGCTGATGCAGGCGCGGCTCGCTCGCATCCTCCGCTTCGAGGACTACGACATCAAGACAGGAGAGGTGAAGCTGTGGGAAGCCTAGCCTGTGGAATGTGCCAGCACCCGACCTGCATGTACTGCTTCCCATTCGAGAGAAAGAGGAACCCACCTGTGACACCATACAGCAGCATGCTTGAAGACGCCCCCGAGGATCGCCCTCGGGACATCGAAGAGTTGCTCACCCTCAACTCGCGGGAGTTGGACGCGAAGGAGATGGCGCGGGTACGTGAGTGGCACATCGATCACGCCACGCTGTCCCCAACCAAGGAGTTCTTCGCCGACCTCGACAAGCAACTGGCCGAGCTTGGCCCGATGCCGAACGGTAAGGTGTTGGACTTCGCAGGGGAGATCGACGGAGGCGGGTACAAGAACAGCATGGACTCCGACTTCATCGCGAAGCCGCCCCTCGAACTCGTACCCATGGCACTGACACACGGATGTGCTCGTGCCCTCGGACACGGTGCGGGTAAGTACGCCCCGAACAACTGGCGCAGAGGGATGCGCTGGGGTGAGGTCTTCGGAGCACTGAAGAGACACCTCGACAAGTGGAACGAGGAGAAGACGCCCGACGACGAGTCAGGCCTCGACCACCTCGACCACGCAGCAGCCTGCCTCGCCTTCCTGATGCACATGGTCGCGCACGAGGCTTACTCAAAGATGGATGACCGCCCATGATAATTGGCCTCGACGTTGATGACGTGCTGCTCGACCTGACTACCCGGTGGCTGCACGAGTACAACGAGGAGTGGGACGACAACCTCCAGAAGCACAATATCCTGACGTGGGACTTCTGGAAGTACGTGCGGCCTGAGTGTGGTCAGAAGGTCTACGACTACCTGAAGCCTGAGATGTATACACACATCAACCCACTGCTCGGCGCAAGCCAGTTCGTGCAGGAGCTACGCGACCGCGAGCACGAGATTCGTTTCGTCAGTGCATGCGGAGACCCAGCGAACGCGAAGCAGCACATGGCCTTCGCGGTAGCCAAGCACAGTTCACTCCTCCGACACGACATCGCCAGCGGTGACGACTTGTTCCTACCCGGCAGAGACAAGAGCCAAGCCCCGGTGGATGTGCTCGTGGACGACAGGGTACACAACGTAGATGGGTTCCTCAACGGACCCGGCATCCTCTACGACCAGCCGTGGAACCGCTGGAGAGATCACTACAACAGAGCCGACAGTTACACCGAGGCTCTGTCCCTCATCGACTTCTATCAGGAGACCAAAGACGCATGAAGAAACACTTCAGCATCCTGTTCGCCATCGCTATCTTCGCAGCGCTCTCACTCTTTGCGCGGCCCATCAGGGCACAGGCCACCGTCGCCGACAGCATGGCCACACTGGTCTACGAGGACAGCCGGAACGCTCACGAGATGGCGACGGTCGCCCTCGACACCGTGGGTTGCCTGCTCGAAGCCGAGACCAAGGACGCCAAGGTGGTCTGCATGACTCAGTTCGAGCCGCGGTGGCTCTACCTCGGGGGCGAGCACAAGCGCCTTCACGAAGCCATGAAAAAGCTCAAGGACATCAAGCGTTCCTAGCTGGAACGCTCGAGCCCTAAGTCCTTACTGGGGAGTCACTTACGTGGCTCCCCTTTTTTCATGCTGTCAAATGGACACATAGGGAAGGCAGGGACGCAACCAAAGGAGACTCCCATGTCACAGAACCTCCTCATCACTGAGGAATTGGTAGACTACATGAAGGCGGCCTTCCCGCCTGAACCCTACGAACCCGGCATGACACTCGCCGAGATAGCGTTCGCCGAGGGCAAACAGAAACCCATTCAACGTCTGGAGCAGTTGCTTCGGAAGAGGAACGCGAGAGGTAGATGAGCTTAGGACAGGGCTTCCCCGGAGCCACCACACCGGAGGACTTCGCGAAAAGAGAACTGGAGGCGAGCGCCTTCGATAGGTACGGTCAGATGCAGGTAGACCGGAGCCAGTACATCTGGCGTGGGCGACTCGTGGGTGAAGTGACCATCCCTTACCTCATCCCATTCGAGGAAGGCACCTCGACCGCATCCGAACAATACATGACGCCGAAGTCCAGCGTCGGCGCACGAGGCGTCAACAACCTCGCGAACAAGCTAGCCATGGCACTGATGCCACCCGGCCAGCCGTTCTTCAAGCTGTCCATGACGCCCTTCGCTGTCATGGAGTTGGAAGTTGATGACGACCGAGCGAAGACCGAGATGGGCCTGTCTGCCATTGAGCAGACCGTGAGGATGGAGATGGAGGCCAAGGGCTTGCGTTCACCTATGGTGGATGCCTTGCGTTCCCTCATCATCACCGGCAATGCCCTCTTGCACATCGACAGAGACGGGCGTTCTCGATTCTACCGGCTCAACCAGTACTGCGTCCAGCGTGACGCCGAGGGCACCCTCCTTGAGGTGGTCCTGCGGCAGTCGGTTGCTGCGCGCACATTGCCCCCCGCTCTTGCGGCACTCGCCGTCGAGCAGGGTCAGTCCTCCTCGCTACCCACCGGACAGTCCAGCCCGAACGAAGACACGGTGGACATCTACACGCGCACCGTCCTCGACGGCAAGCGCTACCGGACGTGGCAGGAGATGGAAGTAATCGGCAAGCTCCCCGGCACCGAGTACAGCACACCCGTTGACGCACCAGCATGGTTGCCGATGACGTGGACGCTGCTCGCGGGTGAGAACTACGGTCGCGGTCCCGGCGAAGAGTACCAAGGCGACCTCGACTCGAACGAGTCATTGCAGGACAGCCTCATCACAGGTGCCGCGGCGTCAGCCAGAGTCATCACGCTCGTCAACGAGGGTGGACTCACCGACATCGAAGAGGTGGCCGAAGCCGACAACGGTGCGGTCATCGAAGGACGTGAAGAGGACATCGGAACGATCAAGGTGGACAAGGCTGCTGACCTCTCCGTCGCCAAGGGCGTACAGGAGAACATTCAGTCGGGTCTCGCTCAGATATTTCTGCTCACGTCGGACAACGTGCGTGACGCAGAGCGTGTGACTGCCGAGGAGATTCGGTTGCTCGCGCAAGAGTTGGAGACAGCGCTAGGGGGCGTCTTCTCCCGCTTCGCGGTGGAGGTTCAACTACCCATCGCACGACGGTACATGGCCATCCTCAAGAGGAAGGGCAAACTTCCGTCCCTACCCGAGGGAGTAGTATCCCCCGAAGTTACGACGGGACTCCCAGCACTAGGTAGGTTTGCATCATTGCAGCGGTTGGACTTGCTGCTATCGGGGATAGCGGAGTTGTTTGGTCCGCAAGCAGTGGAGAGAAAGATCAAGATGGACACGTACATTGGTCTGCGAAGCGCAGAGCTTGGTACGGACATCACCGGACTCTTCAAGACCGACGAAGAACTTGCCGAAGAGGCGAAGGCCGAGCACCAGAGGCAGATGGAGTTGCAAGCCGCTGCCCCCACGGTGAACGCCCTCGCGGCGCAGAAGGCTGCGCAAGGATCACCGGCACAACCAACTGCTCAATAAGGAGAGCAAATGTCAGACGAAAGCGGACAGTACTCCGAGACCTACAGCACTGGTCCCGGCGTACCACCTGAAGCCCTGCAACAGGGCAGCATGAACCAGCACCACCCCAACTTCAAGCACAACGAGGGTGACGAGCCCGAGACGAAGACGGTCAAGTTTGGTACCGTCGAGGGTGGACGGCAGAAGTACGTGCTGCCGGGCAAGTATCCAATGAAGGCGAAGCGCACCAAGGACATCGATGGCAAGGTCTTGACAGTCAACGGACTGACGAGGACTGACCACTAATGTCTGATGATGTCGTGCAGGTCCAACTCACAGAGGACGGCTCACGGCCCGTCGATCTTCCGGCGCAGTTTACGGATGTCGCAGCCATGAGTGCAGCCTTCACCGAAGCACAACGGACAATCACTCGACTCTCGCAAGGGACTCCCGAGCCCATCACCGAGCCAACTCCCAAGGCTCCGAAGAACGATGGCCTCACCGTAGAGATGCGGTCAGCCTTGCAGAACATCACGAACTTCAACGAGACGCAGCGCAAGGCGCGCTTCGAGGCGCAGGTCGGCCCCGATGGTGCGGTAGCGCTGGAGAATTACATTAGCGGTGACGCTATCGCTCCCGGCATGAAGGCTGCCTACGAGGCTGCCCTCACGTCAGGTGACGAGGCGCTGATCGACGCCAACTTCACGCTCATTCGCAGCGTGTTCGAGGCAGCGAACGGTGCGTTCCAAGCTCCGTCGAATGTTGTCGCAGGCGCAGCCGGTGGGGTTATGATCCCAGCCGGAACGCAGGCCTTCAACACGCTTGACGAGCAGCTTGCCGCGCAGGCAGACCCCAAGTACAAGACTGACCCGACGTTCCGCTCCGAAGTTGAGATGCGGATCGCGATCTCTGGTCCGTACCGGGTCTAGCATGGCCATCCCCATCATCAGCGCTATCGTTGAGGGTGTTAAGGCCATCACTGGTCTGGTGGACAAGGTAACGACCACCGACGACGAGCGGTTGGACAAGCAACTCCAACTGGACACCATCAAGAACAGACTCGAAGTGAACCTCGCCAAGCTGGACGCGGAGTTCGCAACGGTTCAGAGCAAGGTCATCATCGCAGAGGCGCAGTCCGAGTCATGGATCACGCGCACTTGGCGACCGCTCACCATGCTCGCATTCGTAACGCTCCCTTTCCTAGTGCTGTTCGGGCTTGACCCGGCACCACTTGCGGGAGTTCCTGATCTGGTATGGAAGATCATCTGGACAGGCCTCGGTGGATACATCGGAGGACGGACAGTCGAGAAGACTGCCCCGAAGATTGTATCCGCACTGAGAACCCCGCCGTCTCCTTAGGGAGGCGGTGCGAGGTAGGGTTTCCCTCCTTTCCCCTGCCTCGCTTCTACGCTCCCTCTGGAGCGGGAAGCATCCGACTACCCCTAACGAATCCTTGACCCGTTACGACGGACAATCTCGCGAAGAGTAACCGGATAGGTATGGATGCGTGTTCAACACTCACGTATCTGAAGAAAAGAGACATCACATGAGCACCGCGAACGTCTCGCGCATTGGTCAGGTAAATAGTGCAGGCGATGCGAAGGCCATTTTCCTCAAGGTCTTTGCTGGTGAAGTGCTGGTCGCGTTCAGCGAGACCACGCAGTTCTTGCCTCGTTCTATGAGCCGTTCGATTTCGTCCGGTAAGTCGGCGCAGTTCCCGGCCTCCGGCAAGTCAAGCGCGAGCTACCACACGCCCGGCACTGAGTTGCTGGGACAAGCCCTCAATCATGCCGAGAGGGTAATCAGCATCGATGACATGCTGATCTCGGATCATTTCCTCGCCACGATTGACGAGGCCATGAACCACTACGAAGTGCGCCAGATTTACTCGAAGCAGATGGGTGAAGCACTGGCCGTCACCGCCGATCAGAACATCGCTCAGGTCTTCGCCCTTGCGGCCAAGGCTTCCGCGACCGTCACTGGTCTGTCGGGTGGATCAGAGATTTCTTCGGCGAACATGCCGACCTCTGGTTCTGAGTTGGTTGTCGGAGCCTACGGCGCTGCCGAAGCTCTTGACGAGAAGGACGTTCCGCAGGGTGGGTTCCCGAACGGGCCTAGCTCTGACCGGAACATGTTCGTCGCTCCGACGAACTACTACGACCTCGTGCAGAACACCGCCGGGATCGACCGGGACTTCGGTGGTGAGGGTAGCATCGCGGCTGGTACCATCTTCCGCATCGCTGGCTTCAACATCGTCAAGACCAACAACCTGCCGACCACGAACATCGTTACTGGACCCGCCGCGTATCAAGGCGACTTCAGTAAGCTCGTGTCTGTCTGCGCCCACGCCTCGGCTGTCGGTACAGTGAAGTTGCTGGACCTGCGGACGGAGATGGGTTACGACATCCGGCGTCAGGGCACGTTGCTCGTCGCGAAGTATGCGGTTGGCCACGGTATCCTGCGTCCCGAAGCGGCTGTCAACCTCAACGACACCTAGCCCTAGTTGGCTGGTTGTACTTGAGTGGTACTGAATTAAATGGGGTACTCGTGACGACGGGTACCCCTTTTTTCAGTTCGGTTCGACTCCGAATTGACAACTCTCAGTTTACATTCCCATTCCCATTTCACACTAGGACAACATCATGGCAGACTTCATCGTCTCGCTGACCAACTCTACGGAGTTGGAAGCGGTGAACGAAATGCTCGCAGCCATCGGCGTTGCTCCAGTCACCGATCTTGCAACCACCACTAGCCGCGATGCGATCTTAGCTAAGACCGCCATCAAGACAGTGGCGCGGGAGGTGCTGCTGGAGCGGTGGCGTTTCAACTCAGAGTTCGGGGTGCAGGTACTCCCGGCTCAAGGCTTGACGTGGACCGATGACGCTGACGGGGCGACCACGCTCCTCAACATCTTCGAGGTACCAGTACGTGGAGAGTCCAGCACGAAGCAGCGCGACTTGCTGCGCTGGCAACTCGCCAAGTTCGTGAACAACCCCGGCGCAGGCTTCGTCAACCAGACGGAACTGACTGTCTCCCTCTCGCCCCCGATCAGCACACGGCTGACGGACGGCGTGGCGCAGACGATCACGGCCATCTCTATCGCCACCGCCGCAGTCGCGACCATCGTTGGTCACGGCTACGTTGACGGCCAGACGGTAGACATCGCCGGGACCGACTCCACTCCCGTCCTCGACGGCTCGCGGGTCATCACCCTGATCGATGACGACACCTTCTCCGTTCCTGTCACCACCACAGTTGGTGGGTCAGCCGGGACCAGCACGAACGAGACCCCGCAACTGGTCTTCTTCGACGCTCGCCTCGGACGGGACGGCTTCAAGACCACCGAGCGGGACGCACTCTACATCGACGCAACGTGGTCGGTGGACTTCGTGGACATGCCGCAGACTGCGCGTGACTACATCACCAAGAGAGCCACCCGCCGCTTCGCCTCGCAGGTTGTTGGCGCACAGGACATCGTGGGCTACACCGCGACGGACGAACGAGTAGCCCGGCGCGCCCTCAAGCGCGAGCAAGGCATGCAGCGGAAGTACAACATCCTAAACAACCCAAGCACGAGACTCGCGCATGGCCGTAACCGATACTCGGTACACAGCCAGATCGACAGCGCCCAGCCTCGCGGAGACAGCGCCTAATGTCCAACATCTCGGAATCAATCCCTGATCTGCTCGGGGGTGTCAGTCAACTCGCTCCCCAACGCCGACAGGTGAATGAGGTCGAGTCGATGGTCAACTGTCAGTTACGCCCCGCAGAGGGTGTGGTCAAGCGTCCCCCGACCAAGTGGATCGCGGAGATCGCAGCGAGTGCTACGCCTTACGACGGCGCTCTCGTTCACACCATCAACAAGAACGCAAGCGAACGCTTTTGGGTCATCGTCCTCGACGGCGACCTGAAGGTGTTCAACGCGGTGGACGGTGTGGAAGTCCCGGTGTCCTTCCCCGATGGGAAGAGTTACCTCGACGTGGTGGCCAGCCCGAACGAAGCGTTCCGGCTCGCGACCTTCAACCAGACCACAGTGATCGTCAACCGTGAGACTACGGTTGCTCGCGTCTCTGAGTTGTCTGCCTCGCGTGGGCACGAAGCCCTCGTGGTGGTGCAGCAGTCCGACTACGACACAACCTACAGCGTGGAGATTTCCTTCGACGGCCCGGTACACTTCGGGCACAAAGAGGGCGAGTCCTATCGCATCGCAACTCACACCGGCCCGGCCAGTGTGCGCATCAAGTCACCGACAGAGGACGAGGTAGCCAACAGTCCCTTCGAGATAAGAGGACTCAGCACCGTGGCGGTAGCACTCGCCCTCGCTGAGAGGATCGATCTCATTTGGGGCTCCGGTGGTCTCGACCATCTCGTAGACGTGGAGACCTTCGGGTCAACCATCCACATCTACCCCGGTCCCGACCTCGTGGGCAGCGCTCAGTTTTGGGTGGGGACGCAGGACGACCTCTCCAACCAAGGACTCCAGAAGGTGCAGGAGTCGGTGCAGTCCATTGACGACCTCCCCGAGGAAGGCCCGGAAGGCTTCCGCATCAAAGTCGAGGGCGATCCCGAGAAGGCTCTGGACGATGTGTACTACGCATTCACCGAGCACAATACGTGGCGCGAGACCAATCAGTCGGGCATCCCGATTGCGCTGGACCCGGCCACGCTTCCCTTAGAGTTGGTGCATGACCCCGACCTCCTCGCGGATAGCTATCCGTCCATCGTGCCTACCGCCACGTTCTACGCTGACGGCAAGGCCACCTACGAGACCGCCTACCTTGAGACACAGGACGGCGTGGCCTCGACGCAGGAGCAGTTGGTCATCAGCCCGGCACCGGGCACCACAGTAGACAAGTTCCTGAACCTCGCCGACGCAAACGGTGAGGCCATCGACATGAAGATGCAGTTCCTCCTCGACCAGACGCACATCGTCGGCCCCGGTCCAGACCCAACGGACCCGGCTACGAACTACGTCGGCGACACGCACTTCATCGAAGTGGCACAGGACGACGGCGCAGGCACGTACAGCACCGGCTACATCTTCAAGGTGCCTACCGGACCCGCACCGCGGAAGTTCGAGATCAATCTCAACTTCGGTGGGGCGAAGCACACCGCAAATGATAACGTGCGGTTGCGCGTCATCTCCAACGCAGGGAACCTCGGCGCACTCACGCTCACTTGTAACGGCTTAACCGTCACCTACGAGCAGACCGAGACCCAGCGCATCTCCATCCCCTCCTCGCACTACGCGCCGGGGACGGACATGACCTTCACCTTGAACGGTACCGGGTTCGTCCACGACTTCGCCGCAGGCGGGACGCAGGACGAGTACGGCGCAGCTTTAGTAACGGCCATCGAAGCCTATGGCGGGAGCCCCGCGGTCTCCGCGGTCGCAACCCCCGGCGTCGGCGCGGTGACAATCACGAACGACGACGGCACCACGCCTCTCCTCGTGAACTTCACCTTCGATGACAACCTTGACAGCACCATCGAATACTTCAACGGCTCCGCTGACTTCGTGAACCTTGGCGTCAGCATCGCCGACACCATCAAGAACCTGACCGACGTGTCCGAGGCAGTCATCTCGGGAGTCGCCACCACCATCATCACGCATGCCGCCCTCGCGGGTGGGACTGCTGACGTGTGGGCCGATGGCGACAAGGGCAGCGCAGAGACGCAAGCGCTCTCCTTCGCATGCCGTCAGCCGACGTGGGCCAAGCGCCTCGTCGGGACAGAAGAGACGAACAAGTGGCCGTCCTTCGAGGACGAGACCATCAACGAAGTGTCGTTCCTGAAGAACAGGTTAGTCTTCCTGTCTGATGAGAACGTGGCGATGAGCGAGGTGGACAAGTTCTTCAACTTCTTCCGCTCCTCAACCATCGACGTGCTGGACAGCGACCGGATCGACGTGGCCCTCTCGGGTAACAAGACCTCGGCCCTGCACAGCGCCTTCACTTGGAACGAGACGCTCCTCACTTGGAGCGAGCTAGGACAGTTCGTCGTCAATGGCGAGCCCTTCCTCAGTCCGAACACCGTGAGACGCGAGGCCACCACGGCTTACGTCAACACGCGCAAGGTCAAGCCTGTGACCTCAGAGAGAGCGGTCTACTTCCTCGCAGAGGGGAACGAGTACTGTCAGCTTTGGGACTACAAGCCGACCTCCGATGACGCCACCTCCGCAGAGGGCAACCGCCTATCTGTGTCGGTGCCTCGCTACATGCCGGGAGTGCCTAAGGGTCTCCTCGCTATCTCGGACCCCGAAGTCGTGCTGGTACTGACGGACTCGGCACCCGAGAAGCTGTACGTGTTCTCGCATCTGGTCTCAGATCAGCAGCGGATCATGGGTGGCTGGCATGAGTGGAGCTTCAGCGGCGTCACGCAGATACTTGGCATCGGAAGCATCGACAACGAAGTCTCGCTCATCCTTGAACGCGACGACGGCAAGGTGCATCTCGAAGTGCTGGACCTGTGGGAGCTTTCTGAGACCACGCTGGACGGTCAGGAAGAAACCGATGACCAAGCCACACCTCCGTCCTATCAGCCGGTGACTGTTGAGCTAGCCAAAGACCTCTTCACCGAGACGGTCGATGACACGTTCCTCAGTACCCACACGGCTGACTCGGGCTTCGGTACTTGGCTCTACTCTGGAACCGAAACCGGACCAGCTACATACAACGGTGCTTTCCTTGGTAACGAAGACAACGCAGTGCTCCTGAACACCGGAGCCTTCGAGACCTACTACTCCACTGCAAGCATCACGGACGGCGACTGTCACTTTTGGGCAGACATCACCAAGAACTCTGCGACTGCCGGAATCTTCCCCGTCATGCGTTTCCTGACGAACAACCAGCAGTCGGGTGGGACCAAGTGGCGTAAGGGTGCAGGCATCTCCTTGAACGACAAGTGGACTACCCTGTGTCAGGTCAAGGGAGTCAGGTTTAACGGGGACTTGATCGCTGAAGATAAGCTGATCGCTGAGTTCACTTGGAACCTGACCGAAAAGAAGCGTATCGGATTCCGCAGGGTGGGTGACGTGTTCACCTACTACCGCGCCGACGCTGACACCGGAGCGAATGAAGTATCTCTCGGCACCTTCACGCTGGGAGAGTTGAGCACCACCGGACTCTCCGAGTTGTCAGACGGCTCCCACAAGGGCGCATGTCTCTTCACCGAGGGCTCAGCATCCCCACTCACGAACAACTGGGGCATCGACAACATCACGCTCGAAGGCGAAAGCCCGACAGTGAACGAGACGGTCATCACACCGGACGGCCTGAACCCTGACGACTTCCCCATCATCATCGGGATAGACGAATCAGGG